TAGGATATATGGGTGGTTTTGATCACAGTAATGCTAGAGGTGCGTCAAGATCTTCTGGTACTGGTAATAGAAGTTCTAGATCGTCAAGTTCAAATTATTAATTATGAGTATATTAAGTAAAGTATTTTCAGCAGGTGCTGGTGAGCTAGTAAAAAATGTAGGTGGAGTGTTAGATAATCTAACTACAACAAAAGAAGAAAAGCTAGCTGCAGAAGCTAAAATAAAAGATTTAATTATGGGTTACGAAGCTGAGATGCAAAAACAAGTAACCGAAAGATGGAAGCTAGACATGAATTCAGACTCGTGGCTAAGTAAAAATATAAGACCACTAGTATTAATATTTTTAGTAGTATGTACAATGTTACTTATATTTATTGACGCTGGTAAAATAAATTTTAACGTAAAAGACTCATACGTAGATCTTTTACAATTAGTATTAATAACTGTGATCGGTGCTTACTTTGGTGGTCGTTCACTAGAAAAAGTAAAAAAATAAAATGGGAAAATTTTTTAATATAAGGTTAAGACCTGATATAGTAAATGGTGATATATCACCTGTTATAGCTGATGACAAAACAGATAATCCATTTGCAAATAACGACGTATTATTTGACTGGCATAAGTTTGAAATACCTGCTGCTTGTAGATTAGTAGGCGTTACGGCTGTTGTAAATGGAGAAGATGGTGTTGCTCAAACAGTTAAAGATATGGAAATTATTTTTGCAAAGGCTATTAACGGAGTTGCACCTACAACAATAGGCGTCATAAACGCTACAGCAACTTCTTTAAATATACAAAACCATGTTATTGGTGGTTTAACTATAGATAAAGATAACGGTGCTTTTGGAACAGACAGTTGTGCTATATTTTCAACTGCAGTTGGTTCTGCTGACGGTGGACACGCTGCTATTGTATTAGATGCAGAGCCTACACCTGCTGGCGTACAAGAAATTTACATAGCAGGAATAGCTAAAGGCGCTTTTGATTTTTCAACTGGCGTTTTATCTACAGAAGCGATTGACGCTTCAAGCGCAGAAAAAGCTACTATAGCAGTAGATACTGTAGATGCTAGACTAGTGTTTAGTCCTGGAGATAAAGTTTATGTACATGATGTAGATACTCAAATACCTGGAACTGTAAAAACTGTAGCTGAAAACTTATTAACTTTTAACACTACAAACTCAACTGTAGATGTTGCTAATAATGATGAAATAATAAACGCAACACCTATAAAGTTTACGCTTCATTGCGAACTATAAATAAATTAAATTAACTTAAATTAAATAAAATGGCAAAAGAAAAACCAACAAGTATAACGGCTGAAGAGTTAAAAAGTCTTCAAGAATTAATAAATACTGTAAATAGAGCTCAATTAGAGTTAGGTGGACTAGAAAGTAGAAAGCACAATTTAGCTCATCAAGTATTAGCTTTACAGGGTCAAGTATCAGAAATGCAAAAAGGCTTTGAAGAAACTTACGGTAAAGTAGATATTAATATTACTGACGGTACTATATCTTACAAAGAAGATGAGCAAGCTGATAAGGAAGATTAGTATCGGTAAAGATTATAAAAATGACGCCATGCACTATGCCGTTGGGCAAGAAGTGTATGGCGGTCATACTATATGTGATATACTAGAAGAAGACGATAAGTACAGTGTTTATATTAAAAAAGGTAAAGATGTTTTGCCTTGGAAAGACTTTAATAAAAACATGGCTGTGTCTGTAGAATATAATTTACAATATTAATGAAAGCGGTTTACAACTTTGTTGTAACGCCTGTAAGATCAAGATACAACAATACTAAAGATATAGGCGGTAAAGAGCTAATAGTAAACACTGAAATATTTAACCATCAATATGTTAACAGAGAAGCTATAGTAAAAGCAATACCAACTGTAGGTAGAACTGACATAAAAGTTGGTGACACTGTAATTGTACATCATAATGTTTTTAGAAGATGGCATAATATTAAAGGTGTAGAAAAAAACAGTAGAGGTTATATTGACGAAGATAATTATATAGTTAGTTCAGAGCAAATATTTTTACATAAGCCAAAAGCCATATTTGATTATCACAACAGAAAGTGGCAAGCAATGCAAGGATATTGTTTTGTTGCACCTATAAAATCTAAAGATAAAATAAGTGCAGATAAAGAAGAGCCATTAATGGGTATTGTAAAATATACAGATGGTACTGTTAAAGAAGGAGATTTAATAGGGTTTAGGCCAAACTCAGAATATGAGTTTATTGTAGACGGACAAAAATTATATAGACTATTATCAAAATTTATTACAATTAAATATGAATATCAAGGAGACGAAGAAGAATATAATCCAGGCTGGGCAGAGAGCAGTTGATGAATTAATCAAAGTTGCTAAAGAACCAATCGTAGACTCTGATGATGACATATCTGCTGATAGACTAAAAAATGCAGCTGCTACAAAAAAACTAGCTATATTTGACGCATTTGAAATATTAAATAGAATCCAAGAAGAAGAAAACTTATTACAAGGCAAAGAGCCTGAAGATAAAATAAAAGTATTTAAAGGATTTGCAGAAGGTAGATCAAAATAATGTACGAACAAAACTTAGTTAATATAATTGAGCCAATTAAAGTTAACACAATTAAAAGGCTTAATAAAAGTAAAAAATGGGAATATGGGTATAATAAAGAACACGATATTATCGTTATATCAAAAACTGGTAAAATCGGTGAAATACTTGAGATACAAAATTTGCGAATTGCATTGCCACAAAAGCCAGTGCAAGTGTTCTCTAATGAAGTAAAAAAGTGGCAACAATTTGAATACCCAAAAGAACTAGCAAGACTTAAAAATATATTTGACTGGAGAGCATACCCAGATGAAAGTAAAGCAAAGTGGTATGATTATATAGACGAAGAGTTTAAACGAAGAGAAGAAGGTTTCTGGTTTAATAATAACGGTACACCAACATATATAACAGGTACACATTATATGTACTTGCAATGGAGCAAAATAGATGTAGGTGCGCCTGATTTTAGAGAAGCAAATCGACTATTTTATATATTCTGGGAAGCTTGCAAAGCCGACAAAAGATGTTACGGGATGTGCTACCTTAAAAATCGTAGGTCTGGATTTTCTTTCATGTCTTCAGCAGAAACAGTTAATCAAGCTACATTAGCAAGTGATAGTAGGTTTGGTATACTCTCTAAAACAGGTGCAGATGCTAAAAAAATGTTTACAGACAAAGTTGTTCCAATATCAGTTAACTACCCGTTCTTTTTTAAACCGATTCAAGACGGTATGGATAGACCTAAGTCTGAGCTTGCTTATAGGGTTCCTGCAAGTAAGTTTACGCGTAAAAAGATTATTGCAAACGAACAGCAGGAAGACTTGGTTGGACTTGATACTACTATTGACTGGAAAAATACAGGTGACAACAGCTATGATGGAGAAAAGCTTGCTTTATTAGTACACGATGAAAGCGGTAAGTGGGAAAGACCTGACAATATATTAAACAACTGGCGAGTTACAAAAACATGTTTACGATTAGGTAGTAGAATTATAGGTAAATGTATGATGGGTTCAACTTCCAACGCCCTTGATAAAGGTGGAGATAACTTCAAAAAATTATACAATGCATCAGATGTTACTAAGCGAAACAGAAATGGACAAACAGCGTCTGGATTATATTCTCTTTTTATCCCAATGGAGTGGAACTACGAAGGATTTATTGATGAATACGGAAGCCCAGTATTTAATAATCCAGATCATGATGTCATCGATCCACAAGGAGAGTTAATAGATGTAGGTGTAATAGATCATTGGCAAAACGAAGCTGATGGTTTAAAAAATGATCAAGACGCATTAAACGAGTTTTATAGGCAGTTTCCAAGAACTGAAGAACACGCGTTTAGAGATGAAACAAAAAACAGTATATTTAATTTAGTAAAAATATACGAACAAATAGATTACAACGAAGAAATGTCTAGATCATTAGGTATTTCAATAGGTAATTTTCAATGGGTTAACGGTATAAAAGATTCAAACGTTATATTTTATCCAGATCCAAAAGGTAGGTTTAAAGTCAGTTGGGTACCGCCAACACATATGCAAAATAGAATATTATTAAAAAACGGTATTAAATATCCTGGTAACGAGCACATGGGTGCTTTTGGTTGTGACTCATATGATATATCAGGAACTGTAGATGGTAAAGGTTCAAAAGGTGCTTTACATGGCTTAACTAAGTTTAGCATGGAAGACGCACCGGCTAATACATTTTTTTTAGAGTATATAGCTAGACCACAAACTGCAGAAATGTTTTTTGAAGATGTGTTAATGGCATTAATATTTTATGGCATGCCTTTACTTGCAGAAAACAACAAACCTCGTTTATTGTATTATTTACGTAGACGTGGTTATAGAGGTTTTAGTATGAATAGACCTGATAAAGTTTGGAATAAATTATCAACTGCAGAAAAAGAAATAGGTGGTATACCAAACTCAAGCGAAGATATTAAACAAGCGCATGCAGCCGCAATTGAAATGTATATACAAAATCATGTAGGCATGAACGCTAATGGTCAATTTGGCAATTGTTATTTTAATGAGTTATTAAATGACTGGGCTAAATTTGATATAAACAAAAGAACAAAACATGATGCTTCTATAAGCTCTGGTCTTGCAATAATGGCTTGCAATAGACATTTATACAAACCAAACGCTACAGTAGAAAAACCAAAACTAAACATAAGTATTGCTAAATATTCAAATCAAGGTAATACATCTAAATTAATTAATAAATAAATATGGCAGAGTCTGTTATAAATAATTATTTTCCAAGCCAAGTCGTAAGTGATTTGGAAAAAATGAGCTATGATTATGGTTTAAAAGTAGCTAAAGCTATTGAGACTGAGTGGTTTCACACAGATAGAGGTTCAAATAGATATAGAACAAATCATAATAATTTTCACAATTTAAGGCTGTACGCAAGAGGCGAACAATCAATACAAAAATATAAAGATGAGTTATCTATAAATGGTGATTTATCTTATTTAAATTTAGACTGGACACCAGTTCCTATTATACCTAAGTTTGTTGATATAGTTGTAAATGGTATTGCTGAGCGTACTTACGATATAAAAGCTTTTTCACAAGATCCTTTTGGAGTTGCTAAACGTACGGCTTACATGGAGTCTATATTGAAAGATATGAGAACTCAAGAATTAGCAGAGTTTGCAGATCAAGCTTTTGGTGTAGATATAAGAGAAAACAAAAAAGAAGAGCTACCAGGTTCAAAAGAAGAGTTAGATCTTCATATGACACTTAACTATAAACAAGCTGTAGAAATAGCAGAAGAACAAGCTATTAATGTTTTAATGGAAGGTAACGATTACGAGCTAATTAAAAAACGTTTTTACTACGATCTTACTGTATTGGGTATTGGCGCTGTAAAAACAAACTTCAATACTTCTGAAGGTGTAACAGTTGATTATGTTGATCCTACTGACTTAGTTTATTCTTATACTGAATCACCGTATTTTGATGATATATATTATGTTGGAGAAGTTAAAAACATACCTGTTAACGAATTAATAAAACAGTTTCCACATTTAGATCAAGAGCAGTTAGAAGATATAATGAAAAACAAAAGTTATCAGCAGTCTAACTACCATAGCAATAATTATAATTTAAGAGAAGAAGATAATAATAAAATTCAAGTTTTATATTTTAATTATAAAACTTATATGAATGAAGTTTATAAAGTAAAAGAAACAGGTAGTGGTGCTGAAAAAATATTGGAAAAAAATGATACTTTTAATCCACCTCAAGACTCAGATAACTTTGGTAAACTACACAGGTCTATAGAGTGTTTATATGAAGGTGCTTTAATATTAGGTACTGATAAATTACTTAAGTGGGAAATGTCAAAAAATATGATGAGGCCAAAAAGTGATTTTACTAAAGTAAAAATGAACTATGCTATTGTAGCGCCACGTATGTACAAAGGTAGAATAGAGTCATTAGTAAAACGTATTACTGGTTTTGCCGATATGATACAGCTTACACATTTAAAACC